ACCAAATTCTAATATATAAGCTTGTGTTGTACTAAGCACAAATGGTATAAGTCTCTTAGTATTTGTACTGTCCTTACATTCAGCTATAAATCTTGTGCCAGATCTTTTTGTTAATCCACCATGTGGGAATACAATATAGTTTTGTATATTCTTACAGCTTTGTGTATATTTTTCTAGGTCAACTCGACCTAGTAGTTTAGGACTGATTTCACCACCAGTGAAATTTGTTTGTATCGGCGTGCCTTTAGCCATAATTATTTCCTTGGTGGAGTTTCAATATTTGGTCTATTTAATCCTTGTCTTGATTCAATCCAGTAATCTGTTTCTAATGTATCGTAACAGTTTTCTTGTGCATCTACATATCTAGCTTCTTTTAATTTAGTTTCATATAGTGTAAACATGTCTGACATTGCACTTGTACTTTGTAATAAAGGTTGTGCTAATTCGTATGCAAGTCTTGCTGCTAATGCATCTTTTAATAATGGATCATATTTTGTAACATCTGTATCTAGTGCTACATATTTAATATTTAATGTGTCTTCATCATATAAGATAAAACCATTTTCAATCTGAAATAATTCTGTACCATTTTCTATGTTTACTAATCTTAAGTAATCTGCTGGTAAGGCATATTTATATGTAAAGCCATAAGCAGGTGCTACGACATCTTGTGCTAATGAAGCACGTTTAATTAAACAATTCCATGGGTGAGCTCTAAATACTGAAGCTCTTGTATCATCAAATAAAACACTAGCTGTTGCCGCTGGTTTACTTGTATCTGCTAATGAAGTAATAGCCTCAACACCTAAAAGTGCTAAAGCTCTATTTACTAAATCAACGTCTGCTGCTGCTGTTGCCATCTTTTGCTCCTAAGGTGGGGGTACCGAAGTACCCCCGTTTTATTAGTCTACAACATACATGATGTAGCCAACTAGGTCATCGCCATCAGCAAGAGCTACGTCTTGAGAAGTAGCACGAAGTACAACTCCGTCTCTACTTTCAAAAACATAAGATCCGCCAGTAGCAGTTTGATCAGCACCAAAAGCGAACTGACCAGCTGTATCCACGTTAAGACCATCTAGTAGTCCGTCTGGATCAGCGGCAGTAGTTGTACCATCAACCGCTGTATAAGCGTCCCATCCAAGGTCTAATGTAGCTGAACCGGTTGTCCAGTTTACATAAGCGTTAGATGAAGATAATAGTACGCGTACCTTACCACCTGGTAATTTACCTAGAGCTACACTTGATGTAGCATCTCCTGCACCATCTTGGTCATGAGTAAAGAACATAATACGTACTCTACCATGAGCTTCAGTTGGTTGAACAAAAGTTGGAGGTACAGCAGTAGCATTAGTATGCTCTGTAGATTTTTGTGTTGTTACAGCCATCGTCTACCTCCTTATTCTGCGCATTTAATTTCAAGTACTTTTTCTTCTTCCATACGGACAGCACCGAATGAAGCAGAGCAATATACTTGTGTTGAATTACGTTTGTCACGTCTTGGACCGATGTCTACATTTACATCCGCACCTACTGCAAGCAATAGACCTGATTTAGTGTAGCAAATAACTCTTCTGTAAGAGTTTGCATCTGTCGCAACGAGCTCAGTTCTAACGAACTCAAAGCCCATGAACGTATTAACGTCCCCTTGTACCAAAGCTTTAACAGAGTTAAAGTCAGCGCTTGTTACTTCAGTTGATTGTAGCAAATCATTAATTTGTTTTGCTGTACAAATGATATAACGAGGATCACCTGGATCTGTTTCGTTTTGGTCTAATATTTGTTTAGCTCTTCTTAGTTTACCAATTGTAAGACCAGAGTTAGCTGCTGAACCACTTTCGACATAGTCGACCGCAATCACTTGTCCTGATGGGTGTGTTACAGAGCTAGAACCTGTTTTACCTGTGTAAACTGTTCCAAAAGCTGATTCGATAATAATCTCATCCATTTTTCTGCCTAAAGCAAAACCTGCGTTTTGGCTATATGGAGAAGTAGGATCGATTAATAATCTAATACGATCGGTTCTAGCAATCAATTCTGCCCAATCAAAGTCACGTAGAGAAACACGTCTTCTATCATGTGGTACTGTAATGAGCGGAGTATCTTGATGACGACCGGTCACTTCTTGCGCATTGGTAGCGCCTATTCTATCATAAAATTCGTACTCAGCGTTCTGAGATTCGACTCTTACGTATGGACGTAGGCGAGAACCTTTTTGTTGCAAGAGGTGCTCAACATTAGCTTTGTACTGTTGCACAAAAGCTGTCGTTATTTGAGTTGACATAAAATGTCCTCCTGTTATAGTTAAACTTCTCGCAGTGGCTACCCTTTCGGACCTCCGCTACCCTAAGCCTGGGCATACAGCTACGGACTCAGTGAGCTACCCGTAATTCGGATTATATACTCTATTTATTTATAGTTACACTGCTTCTTCGCTATCAGGATAAGCATAACCAAATAAATATTCCATCTTTTTAATGGCTTCAGCATGACCTTGTGCCTCTTTATCAGTATATTGATTCATAAAGTTAGGGTCACGTTGTAGTCTAGCAATCTCTTGTTGTGCAGCATCAGGTGTTAGTTCGAATGATTTAACCTCACCAGGTTCAGCACCTGCTTCAGACATCATCTTACCAATTTTAGCAAATAGCTTAACAAACATAGGATTATCACCTTGTCCTGTTTCATCAAACCATTGTAATAGCTCATCACCACCTAATTCCTTAGCAGCACGTTGTGATAAGTCTACAGACTCATCGAATGCTTTACCAAGATCTTTTTGAAGCTGTGCTTGCCACTCAGATCTCATTTGATCATTTTGACCTACAGCTTCTGTATACTCATTACCTAAATATTGTAAGTATCCTGAGTATAGTTTGTTAGCTTGAGCATTTGTTAAACCTGCTTCATGCATAAGTTGTTTCATTGCTGTATCCATAGGTTCAGAATGTTCAAAACCTTCTGGTACATCAACTTTATCAAACTCATATTGTTCTGGGCGTCCTAAACGATTATAAAACTCGTTCATTTCGTCTGGTGTTGCATCAGGTCCTGGTAATACTATTTTATCAGCACCTACCATTTTCTGTGCATTTATATATGACTTAGCAAGTCCATTTATATCTTTTATATCCGCTAAACTTGGGTCGCCCTGTAATTCTTGATCTATTCCAGATCTCCAATCAGCTGAGCTACCCGCTGCATCAGCAACTACTTCAGCTGCTTCAGCACTAACTTCTGCGGACCCTGTTGATTCTTCAACCATTGTCATTCTCCTGCATTAGTTGCATTATTTCTCTAGGATCTCTATTACAAAATCTTAGAATTGATAGTATAAGTCTACGTTGACCTTCACGGTGTGCAGACTCGTAAGGATCGCCTTGTACATAAGTTGAATCATGTATAAAGGCTATTTTACATAGATGTTCTAGTATGCGTTCACCATCTTTAGTAGAAAACACAGCTCTATAAGCATCATGTAATTCGTTAAGTTTCGGTTGTTTCTGTGCCACCTAATATTCCTGCCGCATTGGCATCTTTAGCAGCTCCTGCAAGTTGTTGTGCTTGTTCAGCTTGCATAGCAGCTTCTTGTTGTTCTTGTCGTTGTTGTCTCATTTGTGCTACATTTTCTTCTGACATCAATGTTTCCATTGGAGCATCAAGTGTACCATGAGCCCATTTGAACGCACCGTCAGCATCTAAATTATCAAATATTTCAGGTCTGATATTAGCTAACGGCATTATTTGTTCCATGAAACGACTAAAGTTAAATACTGATTGTGACCTTTGAGCTCTCGCTACAGGTGACACATATTCAACTTTTAGTTTTGCTCCTTGTATCTCTGGTGGCGGAGATGCAATGGCTTGTCTTCTTGCCATTATGGCAAATACACGATCGATCAATGGTCCTAAGAACTCGGTTTGTAGACGACCTACCATCGGGCCTAGGAGTCGCATCTTTTCTTCTTGACGTTGTAAAACTTCTGTTGCGGTCATTTGTGGACCGTCTTGTCTCATTTGTAACCAATCAACATGGAATGTTTTTAAGATATGGTCACGTCTAGAGTCAATAAAGTCTAGACCAATATCTGGTCTTGCACCATTCATTAATGGCTCAATCTTATCTTGAGTACCAGATCTATAGTAATTCAATCCCCCCGGTACCGTTCTCAGCGGTAACATGAAACCGTCATCAGGTACTAAGAGTGGGGGGTCAGTGAGTTTCTGAGCAGCCCTAATGACGGTCTTGGTCATTTCGTTTACCATTCGTATATCTGGTAAACATGTCATAGCGGGGGAACGACCATAAATTTCGCCAGCGGTCTTAGACCATCTAGGTACTAAATATGGAAACTCATTAAAACCTGATTCATCTAGTAGTATCTTTTCTTCCATTAAGACATAACAACTGCTATATGGCATTTGTGTATTCATCTTAGTTTTAGGTGAATATGTCTCTCTTGGTTCTACTGCATGTATACAAGTAAATTCTTGGTGTGGTTGTTTATATGCTGTTTCAACAAATTTTTCAGGTAGTTTATCACCATACATTTGTACAAGTTGTCTTGCTGTATGTTTATACTTACGATATAGTGTATCTACTCTACCTTCTGAATCTTCAGCTATATAGCATTCAGCTAAGTGAAATGTTCTAAAGTTTATAGGTCTACCTGGTCTATCTTCTACATACATAACACCTGTACCGTAAGATCCAAGGTCTAAATATAATTCATGTACTGCTGTAGTAAAGTTAGATTCAGGTGTATTAAATACATCATCAAACATTGTCTCAGTTGTACCTTGTAACCAGTTACGTACTGATTGACTAAGTATATCATTGACTTGTGGTATAGTGAGACTAAACCATTGCTCTGCAGATGATGTTAAAAATCCGTGTAGTCCACTTGCTAACTGTTCGTTTGCTAATGGCGCTGTAGAATCAAATACTTTATCATAGCGTGTACGGTCTCCTCTATGTCGATCTATAGAAAAGTCACCGCGACGTGGGTTTACAAAGTCTGTACAGTCCTGCCATAGACTTTCCCAAGGTGCTCTCATTGATTCAAGTTGACCTTGACGTTTAATAATATGATCTACTTTTGTGTCCATTATGCTTTATTTTTGTTTGCAAAGTTTCTTGCAGCTTCTTTACTACCAAAGCCCCATGCTTTAAGTGCGAGTGCAAGTCGTGTTGGTTTACCTTTCTCATCTTTCATCGGGCCTTTCATACCTGAAAAACGTGCAGCAAATGATACGCGTCGGCCGCCGCTACCTTTACTTTGAGGTGCTTTTAAATTGTGACCTTTTGCATTATAGTACTTGCGGCCTTTTTCATTTAAGCCACCTGATTTATTTTGATGAGCTTTTTTAACCATTACGCTTTTTTAGGTTTCTTAGCAGTCTTAGCAGATCTTACAAAGTCAGCTTTTGTAGGTGCACCCTTAGCACCTGGTTTACGCATCTTCTCACCTGAGCCTGCTTTTATTCTTTTACGTTTTGCGTGTATATTAGCGTATAGTCCTGGTTTTTTTGGCATTATGCTTTCCCCTTGTTTTTGTTTTTCTTAGCAGCCATAATAATATCACCTCTTGTGATTTTATTTGGGTTACCGTACATTGAAGCTAGTTTACTTTTACTTTTATCTTTATTATTTTTACCTGTCATTAAGGTTTTACCTTTAGTTTTGTAATGTCCTGGCATGTTATCTCTCCGTACCTAATAGTTTTTTTCTAGTAATTTGTTCTTCAGATTGTAATCCTTGTGGTGAAGTCATAATTGTAGAACGTCTACCTCGTCTAGCAGCATATTGCTTTTTAACCATACCTGCAGCATCTTGCATCGCAGCTTGAGGTTCAGGAGCTGTAGGAGCTTCAGGAGGTGCAGGCATACTTGGTGCCCTAGGCAAGAGCCCTATTGATTGAAGTGGTCTTGTTACTAGTCTTGTAACTGATCTTACTGCGCTACCCATTATTTACCTCCTTATTGTATGTATGGCCTGTCACTGTATATCCCATCTTTTCATAGAACTTCTTAGTTCTTTCAGGATTAATTCCAGTTGATGTTGCCGGGTTTATTCTTTTTGCGCCCTTTTTTATAGCCCATGTTTCAAAGTCTCTAAATAGTTTGACCGCAGCTACCGATCCTCGTTTTGTCTTATCGACGTAGTATGTCAGATCAGCTGCATATAAGTCTTTACCAAAATAGTACTCTGTTATAAACCCAATGAACACCCCTATTATCTGATTATTGTGGATTGCTACCTGTACAAACTGATTATGAATACAAGTAAAAAGTAATTGTTTAAGTTTTTCTGGGTCAAAATCAAGGTCCTTGAACTGTGATTCTTGGTGCATACGATACCCAAGTTCTATAATTTCCTTGATATCACCAGGTTCAGCTGGTCGTGTTATCATGCAAGTATTGAATAGTCTCCGTCTGCTAGACGAGGTAGGTCCTTCATACGCTGGTCTTGTTTATTTCTCATACCAAGTGCTAGATACCTAAAAGCATCACAAGCATGACTTGTCCAGTCATGTAACGGTTTATCCTTAAACGTCTTGTTCTTTTCGTCAAAGTCTTTACGATATTGACGTAGTGCTTCAATAAGTAAGCTACACTTCTCTTCATCAAAGTAACATCTAGGGATAATAGTCCTTGCAGCTTCTATCCCGTCATCTATCCTTAGATTCGGTGTTACTCTAAATCTGATACCAAGTTCACGAGCAGATTCTAATCTCGATCTACCGGTACTCATCTCACGTACTTTAATGTCGTGTGGGGCGATGTGGTCCCCGTATACGTAATCTTTCTCTCTTAATACTTTTGCGTAGTGTGCTAGACCTTCTCCTGAGTTTTCATAGTAATCGATAATACGTATCTCATTATAATGATGTTGGAAGAAGATAATACTGGTCGAGTCTCCCATACCGAGGTCCCACGAGGTGTGGACATCGAGTAACGGATCGTACGGTACTTTAGTAATACGTTGGTCTGCTAGGGCTTTTGCCATGAGGTTACCATAGTATGAACCTACGAGAGGAGCATCAAATGAACAGTAAAACTCTTGTTGGATCATCTCTTCTGGCATACCAGATTCGCGTTCATCTTCAATAGCGTCTAGAGAGACTGCCTTTGTATCTTCGATACTCAGTACTTGACTAAACCACTTCTCATTCTTACGTGACATATCAAGTAGATCGTAGCCATGATTACGGCCTCTGGCTGTATAGATAAATACGGCCCAGCCGTCGTTTTCAGCAAGTATCGGTCTAATATATTCCCAGGCCCTTGGGTCTTGGACCGAGTACTCAGAGAATATTACTCCGACTGGGTTGGCACCTATCAGTCTGTCAACGTTGTCGGTACCAACAACTTGGTAGATAGAGCCGTTTTTCAGTGTTAACCTCATCTCCGTATTGTTCTTGCTTTCAACAAGTTGTTCTGGAAAGTGGTCAATAAACTTGCGACCGTCCCTGGTCATACCGTCCCACGCGATCTTTCGTCCTTGGTTATATGTGGGAAATAAGTGCCAGTATAGTCCTGGTCGTTTAAGTGCTGATACTACGCACCAGTTAATACTTGCTAAGTCTTTGCCAGCACGTCGATGCCATACGGCAACTGCACGTTTACCGCCGTCTTCTAAAAATTTCCAAAGTGGTAACTGATAGTGACGCGGTTTCCAATCATACGGAATCCTTATCTTCATCTAAATCAGCGTAGTTGACAACTTCTATTGTCACGTCTCCTGTATTGTGCTGTTCTACGGCTTTACGTTTCGGTGCAATATACTGAGCTAATTCCTTAAAACACTGGAATTTAAGTTCAGGGCTTGTGGTAGGGTCTGCACTAATCATGGCCATGCCTTCGATCGGATCTACACCTAACTCATCAAGTCTTTCAGTAAGTTCCTTAGATCGTTTATTGATAGCGCCTTTCGGTCTACCTGCACCTTGTCGTTTACCGCCTCTGTCTGCCATATAGGTATTTATAACATTTATTACTTGTGTTGTACACATTTGTTATCGGATTATGTCTGATGGCAAAATGGCCCCGATAGAATTTCTGGGTTGGTGATAAGGCAACAGTGGGGTAGCATTTACGCCCCCGGGGGCCCTATCGGCAAATGACTAACTAACTATATAGGAGGTAACTATGACAGCAGCAGATGTGTTCATCACTACATTGTTTGTAGTGTTTGTAGTGCTAGCTATTGCAGTAGCATGGTCGTTTATACGTGAGTTATAAACGTAATTAACTAACAACAGGAGACAACTATGTATGAAATACAATACATAGCTGGTTTCATCGGTGACGTAGATGGTACGAGTGAGATCATCCATGAGGACGATTTGTTCGATCCTAATGGTCGATTTACATTCGACGATGACGGTACCGAGTGTGTGTTCTTCAGTGAGAGCCGCTTACGCGGTCTGGCTGTAGGCGAGAGCACAGGACCAGCAACATTTGTAACATACACGATGGCTGTTAAGCGCATCGCGTAACACGGATGTACGTCAGCCACATGGACGTGGCAACGATTTACTAGAACTAACGGCGACGGAGGGTAGCTTATGGACTAGGTAGATAACAATTAGAACTTGTACAACATGAAACCGCTGCGGCGTATCTGCTATAGGCAGGCAGAGAAGGGCGCGCGGAAAGGCCTAGGCGAAGCGGGGGCGAAAAAGGGGGCGCCCGAAGCGGAAAAAAACTGTATATAAATCAATAACTTAGGGCCCTGCTACCATAATCAAAAGCCCTTGCCCTTGTCCGTAAAAAAGTGTATATAAATCAATCACTTAGGACCCTTGCCCACAGTTTATTGCCCTCTATCCAAGGCGCCTGCGCCCGATAAAACTAGATTTTTAATCAATTCCAGGAGCAGTAAAAAATATGCTCAGATGTGCACCTTTTTGTGTACTACCGTTTAATTCCGTTATACAATCTTCTTATCGGTTGAAATTAATCAGCCGCTTAGAAAGGAGAAAATTATGGAAACTAAAATCGTAAAACCATCTGCAGCAGCAATCAATGCAATCAAAGCTGCAGCACCGGTTAAAAAACCAGTAAAACAGAAAAAAGTTAAGCAATTTACGCTTAGCAACCACGCAAAAATCGACAAGTGGGACAGAGCTTTGCCACCGCAAGCTAAGGATATCGCAACCAAGTTGCATAACTACGGCATTGTGTATGGCAAGCCATATACTCGCGAGGAAATTTCGGATGCTATGTCGCTCATGGCTGATGCGATATCGGAATCCAGTGGTAAAAAATGGACTAAGCAAGAACCATACAGGATATTTGCTTACTACGTAAAACCTCTACGTGATAACGGGTTGCTTACCATCTCGTAAGCAACTTTTCCTCAGGAGCTGCAGTGTTATGAGCACTGCAGCTTTTTATTTTTTTATTCCAGATCAGGTAACAGGCGGCGGCAGGCGGCGACCGGCAAAACAGGACTGCCCTTCGGAATCAATCTGTGATATAATAGAACTATAATCAGAAAGGAGAAAATTATGAAAATAATTATGGAGATTACTGTAGACAGCAGTACACGCGAGACAGTGTCACGTACACTAGGCGAGCATCATTGTCATAAGTGGGACAGCCCTGAACATCCTACACAATATGAGGCTATTCAGGCGATAGTTAACGAGTGCAAGTCATGGCTTAGCCACTATGATTTGCAGCCAAAAATCAGGGTAGACGAGTGAACATATTCGTATTAGATGAGCATCCATATGCAGCAGCTAAGTATCATTGCGACAAACACGTAGTCAAAATGCTACTCGAGTCTGCTCAGATGCTCTGTACAGTAAACAGGCGATACGGTTTATATGCACCATACAAGCCTGTACACCAGAAACATCCATGTACCTTATGGGTAGGCGAGTCTGTACAGAACTACAGCTGGATGATACTATTAACACATGCACTACAGCAACAATATGCTATACGTTACGGCAAGGTACACAAATCTTATGAGGCTGTTATGAAGCTATCAGCTGACGAGATATACAGGCGTCTACCAGATATCGGCATGACACCGTTTGCACAGGCTATGCCTGATCAGTACAAGCATCATGACCCTGTTGTAGCTTACAGGCTGTATTACGTTATGGAAAAAGCTAAGTTTGCACAATGGAACCACGGCGACACACCACAATGGTATAAGGAGGCGATGGCAGTATGAAGAATAAGAACAGCTTAGATTATTTCGCTTGGATTGCAGAACATAGCACTTCAGACGATCTAGATAACAGATGTCTCGCAAGAGACTTACAAGAACAAGGCATCAGAGCAGTACATAAACTGATCGATGATCCAGATCCTGCATGGGACCCAGATGTCGACGTCAGACATAATAAAGGCGGCAGGAACAGCAAGAATTACTCGTATAATAGTAAAATACCAGAAGATTATAGGAAAAAATGGTATGAAGATTAGCCCTCTATATAAGGAACTTTTTGAAAAAAAATATTTTTTTTATGTTAAACGGTCCAATAAATACAATAGGCCAATAAAGTGTATAAAAATCATATATATAGAGACACAGAAAACGTATTGGCCTTTTGACCCCAATACATTTACAGGAGAAAATCATGTCAACAGACCTCGAATTAGTACGTTGTGACATCAGTTACGACCAAGAGGACAAAGATCCACAGGTCGTGATCAAAATAATCTATCGCGACGGCGGTAACCTAATTACCCTGGCTCCCATACGCGGAGACGTGGATATACTGACAGAAATCGTATACAGAGAATTATTAGACATAGGAGTTATACAAGATGGACGAAAAGACAAAGAGACGCGCCACTAAATACCAGAAAGAGAAGCGTGCAAGCCTAAATATACCGAAGAGGCTACATAAAGCCCTGAAGATAGCAGCACAGAGAGAGTGCCGTACTATCCCTGGCTTACTTATGTCGATGCTTATGAGATGTAAGCATGAACAAAAGAATTTACTGACACCGAAACAAGATCAGATGAATGAGGTGTCGGTAAATCAGAGTAAATCTGTTTTCACTCGTGATTAACGATATGATATAATAGGTTTACTAAGTAATAATTGACAATAAAGGAGAAAGTTATGTCACATATGGTAGAAACTATGGCTTATGCTGGCAAGACACCTTGGCACGGTCTGGGCAAGAAGGTCAAAGACGGGTTAACACCTGACAAGATGCTCAAAGAGGCTGGCCTTGACTGGCTTGTAGCTAAAAAGCCTGCTTACTATAAAGGCAAGACTGATTATCACATCTCTCCTGACTGGAATCTACTAGTCAGAGAATCAGATAATACGGTCCTCGGTCCTTGTGGTAAGAACTATACACCTATCCAAAACAAGGAGGTCTTCAAGTTCTTTGATAAGTTCTGTAAGGCTGGTGATATGTTTATGGATACAGCAGGCTCCTTAGACAACGGTCGAATGGTATGGGGCCTTGCTAATATACGCAAAGGATTCACATTACCAGGCGGTGATGATGTTGAAGGACACTTGCTGATCTCACACCCACATATCTGGGGTAAGGCGTTAACGATTATGTTTACACCTATCCGTGTGGTTTGCAACAACACACTTACTATGGCACTCAACGATGCTAAGTCGAATAACCGTTTTCGTGTAGCTCACGTTACTGAGTTTTCAGAAGACGTTATGACTAAAGCAGAGCATGCTCTAGGACTAGCTGATGTACAGCTAGCAACTTTCAAGGAACAATCACAGTTTCTTGCTAAGAAAAAGTACAAAGAACCTAAGGTTGAAGAGTTTATCGCTCGCTTGTACCAGCCATCGGCTATACATGAGAAAAGTAAACTTGATAAGTTCAATCGTGCGGCTAAAAACGTACATGAGCTTATAGCTACACAACCAGGCGCTAAGATGTCAGAAGGTACGTGGTGGTCTGCATTTAATGCAGTTACGTACTATGTTGATCGTGTTCGTGGTAACGATCGCAGTGCG